GTGCATTTTTTATATTTCTCATCTATACACTCATCATCTTTCACTTCTTCAAACTCTGTATCTATGTCATCTATTTCTTCTTCTTGATCTTCTTCTGGATCTTGTTCATCAACTAATCCAGATTTTAATGCTTGAACGAAAGAGTTCTGTTGTGCTCCCACTAACACAGGAGAAACCTCCCAAACTTTTACATCTTCCAATACTCTTACAGGAACTTCCTCTCCTTTAGAGTCAATATGTGATCCCTTACTAGATTTCATGACTTGGAATCCATAAGAAAACTGTTGCATATCTGACATGGCTTTTACTGTTTCATAAGCCTCTTTACCAGCCTCAGTATCTAAGAAGTAACCTTTAAATACTGCTTTTTGGTTATCTGTTTCAATAATTCCTCTTCCAATAACCTTAGACCAATCATGATTCCACACTAAAGGAACTTTATTACCTGTATATCCAGATCGTAAAGCTCCCTGTTTTGTAACATCTTGATCGGAGTCAATAGTATCAAACAAAGAAAATACAGCTTCTAGATATCTTTTATCTCCCTCTTCTTTTAACTCTATTGGAGCATTTTTAAAACTAAGATCTTCTGGCCTTTTTATTTCACTCATCTATTACCTCTATATAAGTTTCACTACATCTACAGTTTGCAATTAATCCTATCGGTGCGTTAGGATCTCTTGGCCTGTCTAACTTAATTCCATTATACAGATAAAAACTATTCAGAGGAACTCTTTGATTGTCTAGTTCAAAATGTGCAGATCTTACTTTGTCATCTCTTTCACTTAACCACTCTTTTTCTAGTGTCTTTCCTGTGGATTTAGCTGCTCTTTCTTGACTCCAAGAACTAACCTTGCCTACTTCAGTTCTAGCTATTGTTTTAGCTCTTCCTAAGTTCTGACCACCTAAAACAGTATTAATATCCTTAGCTAATTGATTAAAGAACTTATCTCCATTAGGAGTATTAGCTATTGGATTTACTATTCCTAGTTCTTCAAACTCTTTTATAGTTTTTTCTATTATTGTTGCAATTCTTTTTTTAGTTGTATTGTTTAGATCGTTCATAACTTTTTTAGCGTTTTCCTGTATAAAACCTGCTGCTTGTCCATCCTCAAATAAAGATCTAGCTGCTACAGGTACTTCTCTTTGACCTCTATAAAAACCATTTTCAACAACTTTCTTTATTGATCTACCCTCTGGAAGTAAAGCTGCAACTGTAGTAAATACTGTTCTTACTGTTTCTTCTGGATCTATTCTTACATCAAGATCAACAGGATCAGCCTGTTTAAAATTATTATCTGCTGGAAATAAGTTATCGTAAGTCCTTACAGTAAAATCATCTCCAATACTATAAAAAAGAGGTAGTAATTCTTTATCAAACTTTGAATTATCTAAAAATATATCTACATTAGTTTGAAGTGTTTGTAAGTCTATAGATCCTCTAGCAACTTTAGATAGTCCTCTTCTCTGTCTGTTTAACTCTTTACTATAGACATTACTCATATAATCCATCCAAACATTTTCTAAATTATTAATAGCTTTCCAAAGTTCTTTCTTGTCTTGTTCAGATTTATAATGTTTTACTGTTGGAAGTCCAAGAAACTTAGTTGTTGGCTCCTCCCATCCATACAGATCAAACTCTACTGATTTTTCTTCTTTAACTTTTTCAGCTTCTTTATTTGCCCAATTATATGCCCTCATCTTATTAGATTTAGATATATCTCCTCCCCACAATAACCAAGCTACTTGGCCTGCTGTAGGCTTATCTGATCTACCCTCTAAGTAGTCATCTGCTTTCTCTGAGTCTAGATCTCCCTCATGTCTTGAAAACCATGCGGCCATTCTGACTACTTTAGAATCTGAAATCTTTCCATTAGCCATCTCTCTAGCCTCTCTCTTTGTTTTGTCTGTAAGACCATCTCCAGCGTATTCAAGAAGATCTAATCCTCTTTTTGCGTTTTTTTGTATGTAACTAGGAACTTTTTCTACTTTAACCTCTATATCTTCTTTTAGATCTTCTTTAATTTCTACAGTTTCTTCATCAGAAGAGTACTCAGTTTCAGTTCCAGATCCATTGTGATACATTGTTACTTCTCCGCCATCTGTTGGAACTTCCGCTAAAGTCATACCTCTTACAAAATAATCTCCATTGTCTAGTGGAGGTAGTTGTGTTGCTGTCCTAGCTTCATTTACTGTTACGAAACCTGCATTAAAACCCTCAGTAATTCTATGCATTGTAGCATCTTCATCCTGACTTAAAGCTCTTACATCTGATAGATCGTATTTAAAACAATACTTAGGATCAGACTCATAATCTTGTAATAATAATTGTTTTGTAAATTCATTAGCGAAGTGATTCCAAGTAGGTATTAATTTTTGTTCTGTAAAGAACTCTCTTAACTCTCTTACATTGCTGTAAGTTGCGCGTTCTAGTCCTGATCCGAGTCCTGCAAGGATTGCTGGCACGCCTAAAACTGCAGATATTCTTTCTTCATTAATATATCTAAGTTTTCCTATTTCTAGATCTTTCGGACTAAAAGAAAGAGTTTGTATATCAACTTCTCCACCTGAGATCACAAGTGGCCTACCTCTATTCTCTCCTCCGAATCTTCTTCCAAATACTTCTGCTATGTTCTCTGCCTCATCACTTGTCATAGATAGATCATTTTTTGGAGATATAACAACACTTGGAACACCTGTATTCTTAACTAAAGCTGCTCCCATTTGTGATGCCGCTGCATCTCCTAATACTTCTACCATTACAGATCTAAGAGGAGCTAATCCTCTTCTGTGGTTTCTAGGATCTATTCTTTCTCTTAAATGGATCATATCTTCAGGAGGTATAGATAAAGTATTACCTTTTTGTTTGTATTCGTACTTTGTAATTAATTGTTCGTTGTTTCCTTTAACTTCTACCATATCAGGTAAAAGAGGTACTAACTGAACAACAGATCCAGAATCGTTTTTAAGTTTAAGTAAAAATGCATCTCCATAAACAGCTACAGAAGTCATAATATAGTTATTTAAAAGATTAGAACTCATATTAGGATTAGGATTCTTCAACAATTCACTTGCTGGATGATTAGGTATATACTCTAATCCCTCATCTGTCTTTACATAAACTTCTAAAGGTGGCTCAGAGAATGCAGTTCCTAAAACATTAAGACATGCTAATGCTGCTGAATTACCCTCTGGACTCATCTGATTTACACCAGAATAAAACCCTGCGTCTGTATTAAATGGAAAAACTATCTGACTTGTTGGGACTTGTCCATAACTCTTCTGTTCTGTATCTGATCCCTGTTGTCTAAAGAAACCTCTAATATTATCTGTCAAACCCATCTAGGTTACACTCCAATTCGTTTTCCTAACTATTCCAAATCTTGCTGCGTAAGCAAGAGCATCTACCTGATCATCATGCGAGCCAGCAGATGGAAAGCTAGTCAATTCTCTCTCAAATTCTATCAGCCAATTAGCATTCTTCAAAAACCATATACTACCATTTTCAGTACCAGCTGCAGCAGGAACTGCTCTTGCAGTTTTACTTTTATCAGCTTTTAAATTCCTAATAGGTAGTCCTGATCTTCTTGCCATCTGAATAATTCCTAAACCGAAACTAGAGTCCTCTACTCCCAACCATGACATATTCCATTTATTGATCATTGCTTCAATTTTTGGTAGTAGTTCTGGAGCCTCTAGTCTAGCCCTGAAAACATCCAAGACTAATAGCTTACCACTTGGACTTGATCCAACTGTCATTATTACAGAGTAATCTGCAGTTTCTTTAGTACTTAATGCAGTGTCCATAGTTCCAAAGATACTTAGATCACTATGCTTAACTACTTCATCTCCTAAGATATATTCTGGATCTTCTTGATCTATAACCTCAAAATACTTAAACCACTCTCTTTTAAACATGTGTCCTACCTCTGTAAACTCAGCTAAAAACTCTTGTGCATATACAAGTGATCCTAGTTCTTCTCTTGCTGTTTCTAATTCTTTAGGATCTATTCTAGGAGATTGTTCAGTAGGATAATGAAATACTACCCAATCATCTTTCTTTTTAGCATTTTCAAACAACTCATAAAACCAATTTATCCCATTAGGAGTACTGATCATAAGACTTTTACCTTTATTATCTGATAGGATCGGCCTTACTGTGTCCCAAGTTTCTTTATCCATGTAAGCTACTTCATCAAAGATCACAAGACTTATACCTCCTGCACCTCTTAAAGATTCAGGTTTATTAGCAGATTTAATCTGTATAGATCCACCACTCTGTAAAACTATTCTTTTTTCTACTTCTCTTGTTTCTGCATAGTCTTCTGGTAACTGTCTAACTAAAGATTTTAGATTTAACCAAGCTTCTAAACTTTGTGGATATACAGGAAAGATCACCCATACTTTTAAACCTTTTAATGCTTGATCTACTGCAGCCACTAGAGATAAAGTACTCTTACCCCATCTTCTACCACAAACAGCTATAGTATGTCTGTTCTCATTGATAGCTTTTATAACTTCTAATTGTCCTATGTGTAAATCAGGTGGACTAGCTTTAATAGTCTGGATCATCCTGTTCCCAATCCCATTTGAAGTTAATTTGTGGATAATCTATCTGTGTAACTTGTACTTGTGGATTACCTAGACCATAGATCTGTGAAATCATTTTATAACAAATATCTAATATTCCTTTTAATTCAGTAGGATTCATGGAGGCTAAATCCCTTTCGTTTATTTCGTTGATGATCTTAAATACAAGTGGTTTTATTTCATCTGCTAGATCTCTTACAGTTTCTCCCACCTGAGCTAAAACAATAGAAATTATCTGTTCATTTAACATCTTATTTATAGCATTTATACGATCAACCCAACCATTTTTACTAGAAATCTGCTGTATTCTTCTATCTGTAATACCGAAATTATCAGAAACTCTTTTTAAAGTTCTTTTAGCTCCTAAATCCATATAATATTGGAATCTTTTAAAATCTATATTAGATTCTCCTACTTGTTGTTGATAAGGTAAAGCCAAAGACATATCATCTATAAAATCCATGTTCTTATTATATCTAGTTTATTTTATATTTTATCTTTTAATGTTGATGCATATAAGCTTCAAGATAAGTTATACGATCTCTAAGATTGTCAAACTCCCACGATTCTAATTGATTGTTTTCTAGAGTAGTGATCTTTTTTAAAAGATCTTGCCACTCCCACTTCATTAGTTCGTACGCTTGTGAATCTTGAGGAGGATTGTTTAATTCAGAAATATACCTTGATTGCT